ATGCTCAAGGCTGATCTCCTCCAGAATTATTTTCAGTTCTTCTCTCTCTGTCTCGTTCATTAGCAGCGAGTAAGGAAGCATCATCCCGATTAGTTTTGAGCAAGTGCTCTTCCACTTTTGCACTTCGTCCATTTAGCCGTCGCCTTTAATGTCAAAGACTTCCTGCTCCCATGTCCAGACGTAATAGCCGTAAGTAAGTGTGATCCGATCATCCCAGCCTTGCCATTCGTGACAGTAACGCCTCACGACTGGGCGGACGTACGAGTTATATGTCATCTCCCAGTTATGCACGTCCCAGCAGTCGCCGACAAACCTGAGCACGATCTTTCGCCCTTTCGGGTAAACCTTAATCTCGTAGTAATCTTCATCTGTCATTTGCGCCATCTGGAGGCCTCCTGGCTCATTGCTTTCCAATCGTCACGAAAGCGGTCGCGGTCTTTGGAGACGTCATGCAGCAGGCTCGAATACCCTTGCAAAACTTCTTCCAGCTGCACGATCTCGGCTTTATGCTGGATGATCTCCAGGTTCAGATCCTCGATCTCCTGTAGCGCGTTCTTCAAAAGTTTTGTTTGGAAGTTCTCTAGGTCGCGTCGAGCTTTATCTTGTGCCGGTAACGCTGTGATAAACGCGTTCCAGATCTGATCGTCGTTACTCATCTTTTATCCTTCTTCCATGCCATTTGTGTTTCTAGGAACACAATGCGCATAATCAAATTCTCGAATAGTTCATGTGTTGGTATCAGGCACCATTCGGGCGGTACTTTTTTGTTGTTATCCATTTGCCAGCGATGCAATTGTTGTATCGCGAAAGCCATATCCTCAAGGTTTTTGGGGGCTGTTTCCCATTCAGGTTTATTACTCATAAAATGGCTTCTCCTTCTTGTCGTTGGCTGATGCTTCGCGCCTATAAAGCATTGCTTCAATAATAATTGTAATAAAGCCGACCATTATTGCACGGGTAATAATCTTGCCTAGCAGCTGCATTAGAACGGATCCTCAAAAGACTCAGCGCGGATCGCTAGTGGGATGACGTTGCCTTTAAGTTCTTGAATCACCTGGGAGGCGTCGTAGCTCGTGAAGTTCGGAGGGAAATGAGCTTCAAAGCCAAGTTTCTTGGACAGTGTGCGGATGAGCCCGAGTTGTGCATCTGAGGCTGCTTTGTTAGGTGATGCCTGTGGGCGCTGTGTGCCTTCAGGAGCGTCGCTGGGTGTCATACGTTGTACTTTTGTCATCTCTTCACGTGAAGGGCGCTTAGACGGATCTGAGCCTGCATAGCCAGCGTTAGCGAGTGCTCGCCCGATTGCCGAGGTCTCACAGTTCTCCATATGCGACGTTGAGTTGACGCCTTTCTCGGTGTGATGTTCCTCGGCGTGACCTGTGGCGACAAGATAATCTTCGTTCCATAGTTCGGCTTTGAAGATGCACCATTCGCCAGGGACGTAAGCGTGCAGTGTTGTGATAACTCTTGGGTGCTGGTTTGCTTCTAACCATCGCGCCAGTCTTGGCGCTACTGGTTCGTAGTTGTCTAGGTTAAATGTCATGTAGGGGCTCTTTCTGTTATTGGGATGATTTAGTTCCCCAAGGACGCCATCCGTAGAGCTTCCACAGCTCGAGGCAGACCTTGAGGTTTTTCTTTGCAATGAGTAAGTCGTCTCGGCCGTTGATCCAGCCTCCACGCTCAGCCCATCCGACATTGCTGCCGTTTATCTGTAGCAAGCCAAAAGATCCGCCGTAAGGGTCTTTCCTGTTAATGCTTGTCGGCGTGCAATGCGACTCGCGCCACATAATCTTTTTCAGCATCGGTTTCTCTTTCTTAGGCCATCCGATCTGCACGGCCTTTGATGCAAAGTATTCGCATCGGTACGGCAAAGCCTCGGCACTTGCTGAAGATGGGTTGAGAGCGGCAAGAATGAGCACGGCTGCCGCAAGTCGCCTAATGGCGATCCTTTGATTGAGTGGACATGATTCCTCCTAAGCAAGAGCTCTTAAGCCCTCTGGGGTAATGGTGCAGATCATCATGGATGATCCAGCTGATCCGATCTTGGTGGTTCCTGTATCGACGATATACCCACTGGCGCGAAGTTCTGAGCACCGTTTCCAGTAGCACGCTTTGGGTAGAGCTGCGATGCCTGAGCGGACTGCTGCTTCTTCATCGGTGAGACTGCTCTGCCGGTACTCAGCGAGTAGGCGTTTAGCCTGAGTTACGCGCCGAGATGATACGTCTCGAGCGCCTTGGATGCTTGTCTCGTGATCGGGTTCCCGATGCAAAGGGCTCTTATAGAAGAGACTTTCGGGATCCCAGTCGTCGTCGGGACGATAAATATTGCCTGCCATTATTGCCTCCAGAGTAGGGATAGAAGGTGACGTTAGACAACTTACACGATGGGTGTGTCAAAGGTGTGGATGATCTTTTTCCACGCGCCGACGATCATGTTTCCGCTCTGGGCGAAGGTCGGGGATACTTCTATGTGTAGCCAGTATCCGCCAGAGCCACCATTGTTCTCGGCGTCCCATTCTTTCCAGCCTGGCTTCCCGTCACGATTACAGCGAAAGCCGCGCCCGTGTGTCCCCCAGACATATTGGTGGATTTCCTCGATGCCGAGGGCGACGTGGTTGTCGGCGAGCCAGTCACAAATTTCGGTAACGAGGTTCTGCTTGGATTGTTTGTAGCCAGCGTCAAAGGCGCGTCCTGTGCCGTGCACGCTGATAAAGGTTGATCCGCGCATCGGACGATAGGCGTAGATGCCGAGGTTTTTGAATTGCCATTTGTTGCTCATGATCTCGAGGAGCTTCTTTGCGCCAGGTGTTGCTGCACCTTTAGGGTTCGCGTCTTTGTTGCCGGTGTATGGCATACAGCTGATTTTGGGTGTTGCTGTGGCGCGTTTGCGTGGTGCTGCTTTTTTGGTGGCGGTCATTCTTTAGCTTGTTTCTGCTCAAAGATCTTGGGTGATTGCTGGCCTTTTGAAGCGCCGACCCCGTTGCCGATGCCGTAAAACACGATTGCAGAAATTATGGGGAGGGCTGCTTCGCTAGTGATTTTGCCTAGTGCGAGTAGAACGGTGATGCAGATGAGCGCGACAAGCAGAATGAGCGCTTTAGGGTGGTTGCCGATAGTCATCAGGCGCTTATCTCCATTGCCATTAAAACTGAGTTTCCGTTATATAGATCTGATGCGCCTCGACGATTCAGAAACCAAGTGCCCGAAGGGACTTTGATTTGCATTTTGTACGTGATTGCAGAAGTTAACGCAGGGCTATCTATGAAAAGATTAGAGGCGTTTGCTGGTTGGTCTCCAGTTATATTTACTGCTAAGAAACTAGATTCGTTACCATTGCCGACGGCCGTTGAATTTCGCATAAATTGAATATAAGCAAAACCTGCGCCGACGTTATTGTTTCCGCCACCGAGCGAGCAGTACAAGAGAATTTTGGAAGATGATGATTGTGGCGTAATTGACAACGACATACCGGTTAGGTCTACGAAACTCGTAGAAGCCGTGCTAAACGACCTAGCCGTTACGTTCGTGCTAACGACTTGCATAATGCGAAACGCGCCGCGTAAATCGTTTTGTTGTGTTGAAGTCAAGACCTGACCGACAGTGAAAGCGGCAGGTAAGTTAGTTGGTGTTGCCATTAGTACCCCAGTCTGTTCTCGTCAAGTTTGCCGAGTTTGGTGTTGTCTAAAATTAGGTAGGCGTTCAAGTCTTGGCCTGAAACATAGAAAGTAAAGCGCGTACTGTTAGGTGTTGCGCTCATGGTGACGCCTTCAATAATGCAAAAGAAAGTCACGCCTCGAAAGGTGACGGTGATGCTTTTGCCAGGGTAATTAGCGACACTAAACAAGGCAAGCTCGTCTAGTTTGTTTGTCGTTTGTTGTTCCGCGGTAGCAGAGAAGCTGCTAAGTGCCAGAGCTGGGTCTTGGTAATTGCCGAGCAGATAGTTTGCAAAGTCTGTCCCGACGCCGATGGACGGGCTGAGAGTGTTGACCGTAAGTGTGCGAAAAGGTTTTACTGCTCCGCTCTTTGTCACTGTTGCCGTGCCGAATGAAGCCGTGTTCACTGATACCTGGGTGTAAAAGTTGTCGGCAAGACTGTCAAAGTCTATGACATCAAATTTTTGATCCGTGCCGCTCGGGGTGTCGCTGAAATTGTGGTCGCATACGACGATGCTGAATGGGCTCACAATGGTGACGCGTCCTGTGATCATTTCCATTCCGTCGCGCATACGACAATTATTTGATAGCGCGGTCTGTGCTACCCAGTCGCCCCAGGTGCCACTAATAGTTGTGGCTGGCCCCAGCCTGCCATCGGTGGAAGGTACATAGCCAGTTGATACGCCCGACTGGGTTGTTGCTTGTGAGAACTGGCTGTTCAGTGTTGTGGCTGTCATCGCATAGTCAAGGCCGTCCATACGCCCTAGATCAGCAAAGAAGCCTTCAACAGTAATTGTGAGGAAGTCCGCTTCTCCGACAAGGTTGACAAATGGCATCCCCCAGCTGACAGATACGTCGGCAATTTTGCCTTCCCATACGTCGAACTCTGTGCCGGTGATGTTGCGGATGATGAGCCGTGCACCTGGGACTAGATCTGTGTACGGGTCGTCGTAGCCGTCTGGGTAACGGAGAACGATCGTCGCTGTTGATGCTCTGATCTGTTGCAGCTGTGCTTGTACGCCGACAGACAAGTTGATTGAGACAAGGTCTTTGAGCACCGTGTAACTGATCGCGTCGTCAACACTGTAAGAAGCCGAGTAACTAGCGAGAGCCATTAGAAGATGTTGCTCGTTCTTATTGGGATGGATCCGTTCTGCCTCATGTACGTTCTGAGAGCTGCGACGACTGCATTGGGGTCGCCTCCGTTGACGTTGATCGTAATGTTGTTACCTAGTGAGCCAGCGCGGTTCAGTGGGATCACGGCTTCTGGGCCTGCTTCGCCAATCATTGCTAACGTCGGCGAGTTGACAATTCCACCATTTGCCAGCATCGGAATGTTAGGAACGTCAAAGCCTTTTCCGCCCACTATTGGAACCCAGCCTGGAAACTTAAAAGAAAGTTTGCCGACCGTGTTGTTCCAGACTGAGGCGATGCCATTGAATAGCCCTTTATAGACGGCCACTAGACCGTTTACGTATCCGCTGACAGCTGTGACGACGCCTGCAAAACCTGCTTTTATGCCATCGAATATTATTCCAGCCATTTTTCCGACGCCTTCAAATACTTTGCCGAAGATGTTGAACTTGAGCTGCAGGATCACGAGAGCAGCGCCGACGGCGACGAATAGCGCGACAAGTAGGAAGATCGGGTTCAGTGCCATTACAGCATTGAAGGCTGCTTGGACGACGGTGAAAGCTGCAGTCGTTGCCGTCCATATTTTCATGGCGAGGTTAATTGCAATAACGGCTGTGGCAATGCCTGCGATGGCTCCGCCGACGATCAGGAAGGTGGTGGTGTTTTCTTGTGCCCAATTGCCAAGGCGCTCAATGTAAGGAAGGATCTCTGTGATCGCTGGGAGTAGAGCTGCACCGATTGACTCTTTAGTTTCAGCGAGTCCGATCTGTAGTGTTTTGAAACGTCCTGCAGCGGTGTCTGCAGCTGCAGCCGCGTCACCTCCGAAAGTGTCTGCAAGGATTGACATAGCGCCTTCGACGTCTATGCCTGCTTTCAAAAGTGATTTCATGCGAGGGTCTAGAGCTTTGAGTCCTTTGTCGTTGCCTGCGTAAGCCTTCGCTAGAGCGTCGGTAACGGTTGCGAGGTCTTTGCCTGTACCGGCAGCGATGTCTTGAGCCAGACGGAGTCCGTCTTGTGCTTCTTCAAGGTTCTCTGTACCGATGACAAGTTTTGCTAACGCTGGGCGGAGCTCGTCGTCGGCTGTTGCTGTTGCCATTGAAAGCGAAGAAATGAACTCTTCATTTTTTTTGATTGCTTTGTCTGAAGCATTGGTGACGCCTCGGATGTTTCGCGCCAGTTGTTCTTGTGCTGCCGAGTCCTCTAACGCGCCTTTTACAGCGTCAAAAGCAACAGCGCCTAGAGCTGCCATAGCTGCGATTGCTGGGACGGCTGCTTTCTTAATGGCAAAGGATGCTTTCGCGCCGACGGTCTCGAGTTGCTTGAATTCTTTGATCGCTTTGTCAACGCCAGCGCCGACGAACTCGGTAACGATCGGGATGGTTATAGCCATGTTATTTTTTCATCATTCTGTCAACTTCGCGCATAGCTGCGAAGGCTAGTTCTAGCGTTGCGGACTCGACTTCTGTTTTGTTTCTTTCGTAAGCAGGCCACAACACTCGGGACGGTTCGCCCTGCGTTCTCAGACTTTTTCC